ACAGTAGCAAGATATTCAACAGGCACAAAAGCACCACCATCTGCTACAACTCCTTCATTCATACCAGCTTGTTTATAATGCATCTTGATCTTTTCTTGATGATCATGAAACTTTATATTAAAATGTGTTTCAGCTTTCTGGATGTTACCTCTACATTTAAGAACCTTTGCAAAAGTTTCCATTTCAGGAGATAATCGTTTGAAAGGACCGCCATTATTTAGAAGTTGACGTCCCATAACCATCCCCGCCGGTAAACCAGGATGTAAAACTGCTGATGCCATATCTTTTTGAGTTGGGGCACCACCATAATTTTTATGGAATACGTTTGTGTCAACTATACTACCACCTGCTGCTTCAGCTCCACCTTCTCCAAATTCACCCTCAACTTCAGGGAATATGGATTTTCGGTGAACATCAACCATCTCTTTCTTTAAGTTAAGCATCTGTTCTTTAGTTGATTCTTTAGCAACTTCTTTCATTATGCCTTTTATATCCTCTATTGTAAACTCATCAACAGATTTAGGCAGGTCTTTTGGATCAGTTACAGGCGGTTCTTTTGTAGCAGAAGGAGGATCATCTCTCAATTGCATCTGAAAGAAACACATAATCAGTGAATGAATGTACAGCTTTAAAAAGTTCATATGTAAATTTCCTTTACATTTAAATAAATAGTTTAGTTAATTAGTTATTCGACAACACCTTTTAGTTTATCAATTCCTGCTTTCATTTCTTTTTTCATAATATCTTTGAAAGAATTTTTTAAATCTTCTTTTGACATACCAAGTTTAAAAGTTTTCTTGACAGGAGAAGATTGAAGTTTTAAAGTAGGAGACTTTCTCAACTTTAAGGTGTTCGGGTTCCCTGTGGGTTGAATCTCTTTAACTGTTTCAATTGGTGCAGGATCATCAATTGAATCTTTATTGTCAAGAGACAATTTAATTTTTATTAATGTTTTGATTTCAGTAAATTCTTCCGGATTCTCTGTAGTTGCCTGAGCAAAAGAAACTGCAAAAGGAGTAATCATATTTAAATACTCTTTAAGTATTGCCCTTACTGATTTATCTTGACCATCACAATAATACAATTCATCAATAAAAGCCCAGTGTATTGTACGAATTGCATTATACGGTAGTTCTTCTGCTACTCTTTCAGCAATTGATTTTAACTTTAAAAATTCAGGAGCTTGTAAAGCTTTCTCAACATCTTCAACTGAAATACCATTTACTTCAGCTACTATAGCAATAGCCATTTTCAATCTTTGTTCTTCTGATTCTTCATCAGGATTTTCATCAACCTTTTTGATATCCTTGAATTGTAAAGACTTTTCCTTTTTCTTAATCTCGAATTTGTAAAGATCATTCTCTTTTTCTTCAATAAACTTTTCAGCGTCTTCAAGAGATTTAATTACTTTAGCTCCTACATTATCCGGAACACCTACTTGACTATATTCATATAATAACCATTTTGCATAATCAGTTCCGCCTCCTGACAATGGCTTAGTTTCAAGACCTCTGAAACCAATTGACCAATAAGGCATAAAATTTTCTTTTGCCTTTTCGTAAAGCCTTCTACCTGTATTATCAGGAGGCACTAAACTTGAACCGTCATAATATTTCGTTTTGACAAGTATCCCATTATTGCCGTTTTCATCTGTACCTACTGTGATTGATATAGGTTTTGCAATAGGTTCATTTCCAGTATCAGGATCAAAACCATGTTGTTTTAATACAACAGGTACACCATCCATTACCATTCCATTAGCTCTCATTATATCTTTTGATCTATCTCTTTGTTCAGTGCTGATGAAATGTTCAATTGTCAACTCTTCATCATTGCATGACTTTACTGATGAATTGAATACTTTCCTGATTAAATCTTTTGTTCCGGGCATACCATCTCCTTGTTTTATATTATATAACTTCTCATATCAGCAAATTTAATTAATTCTTTTTGATACATCTTAGGAACTAAAAAACCACCTTCAGAATCATTTATAACAATAGGTCTGCCATACAGCATACCAGTGTTTTTAGGTATTTTATATTCTTTAAGTTTTTCTTTAGGTTTTTCTTTAGGTTTTTCTTTATATGTAAATACCTTTAGTAAACCACCAAGAACAAAACCAATACCAAACAACTTCACAAATCTTCTTCTTTTCATTTTTGTTTCCTTACATAACCTATATTACATCGACAATTTATATCTTCTTCAGCAAGTCCAATATTTCCCGGTGCTGGTCCTGAACCTTCACCAACATCAAAATTTTTATCTACACTTATTGCTGAAGATTCATCATACTCAGAACCAGCTATTAAATGAGTATCTCTTGCACCATTTTCATTTATCCAAAATTTTTCTAATTCATTTTTCAAATCTTTATTTTGTTTAACTGATTGAAGATCACCAAAATTAGATGCTGATATAGTTTCAGTTCTTGCAATTGTCAATGATCTATATTTTTCAGCAGAAGCAAACATTTCTTTTAAGTTATCACTTATCTGAGTAAGAGGTAGACCTTCTTGAAATCCTTCACGTAAAATAGATTGAATATTTCCAAATGTTGTTCCTTCTACTTCTTTACTAAAGAGACGTAATTTATTAGATAACCATTTTTCAACTTCAGGATCATTCAAGTCTATAGGTGAAGTAATTCCAAAAGATGCAAGTCTTAAATTACCTGCTTCTTCAACTATCAGCTCAATAGATGGTCCTGCTGATTCCATTAATTTTGTTGCTTCTTCTTTTTTGTCAATATTAATATCTGATAATTTATCTTTATGATCCATCAACCATTTCATTTTTTTAGTTGAACCAAATCCTTGAATGCTACCTTGTAAAGCTTTACCATATTTATTTAGTCTTGCAAGAGTTTCTTTCTCTTGTCTTTTAAAGTGTTGCTTCATTACCTTAACAAGATGTTTTTTATTCTGCTCTATTGATTTAATAAAGAACTCATTTGATTTTCTTTTCATCTTATTGGTCCAAAATCCTTTATCTAAAGATTTTGTCATAAAATCAAAATGACTTTCTGTACTAATCGTTTTCTGAGTAGGAGGTTGTATAATTTCTGGTGGTTTAATATTTCCACTTTCGTCAATCACCTGAGACATAGAACGGGGAGCTTGAACAATCATTACAGGTACATTACCCCAAGGAACAGGTTGTTCACCGTCTCGTTCTCTCAATTCGTTAATTACATTTTTACCGTATTTCAGATTCATTTCATCTTGCTTAACGTCAACTTCTCTATCAGAAGTTTTAGGTAGTTTAAAGTTAAGAGTCAAAGATTCATCATACAAAGGAAGTATATCACGTTCATAATATTCCTCAATCAGCATTGTTAAAGGTTGTATAGTATCTTCAATATACGTTTTGTCAAGAGCTTCCATATTTGCTCTGTTTACATCTTTAACAAGCCCTAATTTACCTGCTGATAATCCCAATGAAGAAAACATTTTATCTTGTGTGTATGATGATATCTGTTCTGTAGGAAAAGCAGATACATCTCCACCAACTTTAGTATTGTCAAGCTTCATCCCACTATGAGCGAAAAGCGCTTTACCTGCATTTAATACACCACCTAATTGAGCGCTTATCTGTTCTCTTATTTCGTCAACTTGTTTCTTACTCATTCGTTTATCAGTTGTAAACACATTACCAAATGATGCTTTATTTTGAAAAATGCTATGCAATGTCTGAGAAAGAAATAAATCAATATCATACGGATAAAGTTGCGCTTGTATAGGTGAATAACCAGTATAAGGATTTCCAGGATTTACATACTTGATATACATTAATTCATCGAGTTCAAATGTTTGATTGACTGTTCCGTCTCTGTAGCGATAACCTTTTACTACTGTCTTTGCATCAGGTATAGCTGAAAGAACAGCCGTATTTGTCAAGGGTAACGTCCATAATTCTGCTGGTATTTTTAATGAATTTTTATTAATGAGTATACCACATACTCCCCATAATTCTAATCTTGTTACAGTATTAACCCATAAATTAAAACGAGTATCAAGAGTATTCGGATTATTAATCAATGTCAAGAAAGGATGATCAAAGATTCTTATTTCCTGTATGCCATTAGCTTTTAAATAAAGTTTCTTTTCATAGTTAGTCTTGATATGCTTCATGCATCCCTTGACATTAGAACCTTTTAACTTTTTACCTTCTTTTTTAAATACAGATAATTCAAGAGGTAGCTTTGCAACAGTCATTGCTTTACGATTAATACAGGTATATACCCATGCTTTATACATAGACACTGCTGTCTTATATGTAAAGTTAGATGTTACTCCCTGCGCCTGAGATGTATAAGCTGAAGAAATAATATCTGAAAGAGAAATTGACTTTACAGAATTATACTGAGACTTTGTGTATACACCTATACTATTCAATGCTCTACTGAATAAAGAAGGTTGATCTTCATTTCCTTTTATGACTCTTGACATGATCTATTTAAGCTCCTGATAAATCCTCAATATAATGACCTGCTACAGTTAATTGGTTCTTATTTAAAGCAGGACTTGTTCCAT